GTCGGGTCGTAGTAGATGTCAACGGCGCAGCGGAACTCGTCGGGCTGTTCGTTGACAAGTTGGATTCGCACACCCGCGTCTTTTATCTCGTGCAGATAGGCCGCAAGTTGTGTGGCCTGGCTTTCGGTGAGCGGTGCGCGTTTGGTGCTGTCGTTAGGGTCGGCGCCAGCCACTTTGATTATCAGCGCCGACGCTTCGGCCGATTCGTTGGCCGTGGCGTGTTTCACAACGCGGGCTGCCGCAATCTCATCCTCACCCATTGCCGACGTGTCGTACTGGTCGGTGTCGGGAATGAGCGTTTTGTCGGCCATAAAGGCCAGAGTCTTGTCGCGGTACCATTTCGGGCGGTGCGGCACCATCTCGTCGATGGCCGTGTCAACCTCTTTGCGGTACTCGTCCCAAAGAACCTCAAGCACGTGGACGGCAAAGGCCACCACGTAGAGCATCAGCCGCCAGATGGCCGTGGCCGACGACGATGTGAGTTCGTTGAGCGCTGGTGTGGCGTTCTTCTGCGCCACCATTTCGTTGAAGATTGTGTCAATTGTTCGTGCCATATCAAGAAACTATAAAGTCATATTCAATGCCCCAAAATTCAATGCCTTCAAAGGCGAGAATTGCCGTGTCGTCGGCAGTTGCGGCCGTAGCCGGATTCAGCCGGCGGTCGCGGTAGTAAGCCTTCACGTTGGCGTCGCCGGTTATTCCGTCGGGAACGTCAACCTCTTGTCCGGCTTCCAAATCATCGGTCAGGCAAAGGCCGTTGGCCAATGCTATTGTCAGAGCCTCGGCAGCGTCGCCGGTGGCCTGAATTGCTATGTCGAGCAGGTTCTGCCCGTTCTTTATCACTTCCATTCCGCCTCCACGTCTAAAGTTGAACCTGTTATCCGAACGCTGCTCACACTCATACCGTCGCGCGAGAACTGCTCGCGGATTTCGCGGCTCAAACGGTCGGTGGCTCCTGTCTCCAGATAGTTCGAGACGCCCACGCCCATTGTGGGGTTCTGTTTCCACTCGCCTTTGTTGGTGACGAGCAGAAGTTGCTGCGCCTGTTTCAGATTGTCGGCCACGGCAAGGTCGCCATTGGCAATCTGCAATTCGAGTTCCGGTGTGAGTTGTATATCGTTCATTTTATCGCTGTTTAAATTCCGTTTAACTAATGCTTAATCGTAGTGTCTTCGTGGTTGGTTAGCGTAGGCTTCGCTTGGTTGAAAGCCTGCGCTCCAGCAGCGCCGCTTGCCGCAGTTCCTGCTCCAATAGCGGTCAGTGCGCCAGCAATGGCGGTATTGAGTTGGTCTAAATAGGTTTCAAGGCTGCTAATGTTCAGCAGTCCGCCGTTCTGCCCGCCGTTGATGACAATCTGGTCAACCTCCGACGCGCTGACAACCATATAACTGTCCGACTCCTCGATGCGCAGACACAGCGCCTGACTACCGACAGACGGATAGACCACAACTCCACCATTGCCGCCGACAATGCTCTGAAGGCGCACGCCGTAGATGGTGATGCCGTCGTTGTCGATGTCGCAAGTCCGGTCGGATTCGTTCACCTTCGCAACGCGGCCAATAATGGTGACAGGCTGGCCTTTGAGCGCCTGTTCGAGTTGGTTCCGTATGTCGTTATGCGTTTTTGCCATAGTAGCGTAGTTTAACAGTCCGGCGAAGGCCGCCGTTGCCATAACTTCCGTCAATCTCCTCGGCAAAATAGTTGCCCGAACGCTCCGGGAACCGCTCGTCGGTGATGGTCAGCCGGTCGGCCTTCCACACGTGCGGCTCGCCAAACAGAGTGATGCCGCCCTCGTAACTCTCGCAGTCTTTTTCCTGCTGTAGTTCGGCGGCCACTTTTTTCAGATAGTCTGATGGCAGCCCCGCGCGCACCTTCACCTCCTTGATGTCGCTGTATTTCTTGTTGCCCGATTTTGTCTTTTTGGTCGAACCCGATGAGTCTTTCTCAACAATGTTGATTTGCACCTCTTCGGCAATCTGTTTCTTCAGGTCGTCGGCACTGACGGTGTTCCAACCGATGCGCACCTTCACGTCGGCGGTCGGGCGGTCGGGGTTGGCCTTGACATACTTTGACGCGCCGGCATAGAGCCACTCGCCATCGAACCACACGCGGCAGCACAACTCTTTCTGCACCCATTCCAATACCTTCAGACCAGGCGCGTTTTTGAACCATACGTCGGAGAGCGGCACGTTGTCGCACGCGGCCGACAGTTTGATGCCTGTTCCGGCGCAAAGGTCGGTGAGCAGTTGCTTCAGCGTTGTTTTCTGATACGATTTGTTGAAGTGGCGGTCGCGCAACTGGTAACTGTAGCCCTCGCACTCCACCAGCATCTGATTGGCAAAGTTGATGGTGCTGACAAAGCCGCGGAACACCTCCTCGGTTCGGCCGTCGTAGCCGACACACACACGAACGGCATCGCCCTTGCGGAACGGCACCTCGTTGAAATTGCGCATCGGGCTGCCCGACACCGATTCGGCCACGCCGTCAGCGTGTTCGGTGATGTGCTGGACGTGACGCACAAACGGCGACAGCGGCAGCGTGATGGTGCAGGTGTCGGTGTAGTCGCCGGTTGACGATTTCCACTCCACCGCCGACGGCTTAACCGCATACTGGCCAATCTCAATATGTGATGTGAGCGTGAACATCAGCCTGCAATTAGATTGGTTACACAATCCGACTCGCAAGTGAGCGAGAACGGACGGCAGCGCAGTTCCTTGCCTTCCACCTCGGGAAATTCGAGGTCGGTGATGCAGACGTTGCGGTTGTCGTCCATAAAAAGGTCGCTGATGGCGTTAATCAGTTGCACGGGCGTTGTCGATTCAAACAGCATCCGCAGCCGGTATATGTCATCGTCGGGCGCGACTTTGCCTGCGGGCGCAATCAAAACACCCTTGATGGCAAACTGATAGTCGCCCACGTTGTATGTCTCCTTGACTGTTCCAATGCGTTCGGCCACCGCCGTGCGTATGACCGTTTTCTGCCCCGTCACGCGCATTGTGGCGCACGGAACGTCAACCTCATACTCCCCGTTGGTCAGGTGGATTGGCAGAAACACATCGCGTCCGCGGAACTGTTCGCGGTAGGGCGCATCGAATCGGGTGCCCGAATAGTCGATGTCGGGCTTCGGCTCAATGGCATACGGACCAGGAAAGAATGTCCGATAGAGTTGTAACAGGTCGGTTGTGATGTGTGACATAGGTTATGCTGCGCTTGCACCCTGCACCAGAACGCGGCTCAAAACCTCAAGGATGGTGTCCTCAATCTTCGCCGCGCTCTCCTGGAGCGTGGTTGTGTTAAACTGTATGTTGTCGAAAAATTTCTGCACGTTGATGTTGACCACCTTCGGTCCCGAACTTGCCACACCCGACGCGGCGGCCTTTGCGACCTGCGCGTTCTGCCGTGTGTTTTTGGCTATTTCGGCAATCTTTTTGTCGGTGGTGGTCTCGGGGGCCTTCTTTGTGTCGATGACTGGTGCGGCGGCGGTTTTGGTTTTGGCTACGGCTTCGGTCGAGCCTCGCTTAATCAGCCGATAGGCCATTTCAATGCCGTTTAAAATGGGTTTCAAGACATTGTCCCAAATCCATTTTATCACGTCAACCACCTTCTTGATTACCTCGCCAATCCACTCACAGATTTTGCCGATGAATGAGAAAATGTCCTTCAGCAGTTCCGACTGGCTGACGAACTCAACGATGTCGCCGACGATGCCGGTCACTACATCAAACACCTGGTTGACAATCGGCATAATGGTGCCCGTGATAACCTCAATAATCGGGTCGAGAAAATCGAGCAGACCACTGAAGGCATCGCCGATGCGCGTCCACATTCTTACAAGTGCCGCCCACATACTGTCGATGAAGTTGCGCAGCGGTTCAAGGTATCGTGTCAGCCCCGACATCTTCTCGCCAATGGCGTCGAACATTTTACCAATAGGCTGCCACAGAGCGGAAATGTAGGGTTTCAGAGCCCCGATGTGGTCAACAATCCAGTTGATTCCAGTCACGGCCTTACCCAACAGATTCTGCAAAATGGGGGTGATGGCCTCAAGCCCCTTCGAGAGTGCGCCCATCACCTTTTGCACAACAGGCATCAGCCCCTGAATGGCTGGAAGCATAGCAACGCCGAGTTTGGTGGCCTCGTTGCCGATTTGCTCTTTAATGTCACCGAGCGTGTTCTTGAGTTGTTTCATACGGCCTTCGGGCGTCTGCGCCATTGCTGCGTTCATTCCGCCCACGCTGTCGCCGATAACTTCGGTCAGCGTGGCCACCTTTTGGGCTTCGGTTCCGTACTTCAGAATCTGCTCCTGCGCCTCGTCGAACTTGTAGCCGTAGCGCGAGAGCGCGCCCACCTGGCCTTCCATCACCTTACCCATCATTGTGGCAATGTTCACGGCGTTCTCTTGTGTGGCGTTGTAGCCATACTGTTGAGCCACCATATCATTCATTACCGGAATAAGGCTTTTGAGCGATTCGGTTTTCTCAAGGTAGGTTCCCAGTTCCTGCGCGCCCGCAAGTTGGATTTCGTCACCGACGATTCCGAGTTGCTGTTGCGCGGCGGTCAGGTCTTTGATTGACTGAATTTCGGCGTCCGACGCGCCCATTGTGTTGCGCATCACCTGCGCAAGTTTGGTCTCGGCCTCCTGCTGTGCCTGGTTGGCGTCGGTGAACTCTTTGAAAGCCCCAACGGCACCCTTCACAACGCCGACGATGTTGAGAATGCCGAAAGCGCCTGCCGACAGTTTCGAGAAGAGTGAAACCTTTTCGTGTGCCTTGCTGGCAGCCGCTTCTGTCTTGCCAAAAGCACCTGCTATTTTGCCCAACGGCCCCGAGGCGAGGTCTTTCATCTTATATGCGTATTCAACAATGTCGCTCATAGTCGTTTGATTACACCTTTGCTCATCATATTAATGGCAACGCCTGTGCGGTAGGCCAGCGTGTCAATGTCCCAGGTTTCGGCCTGCGGGCCGTAGTACGACAGCGCGAGACAAAGAGAGAACTCAAGGCTCTCTTCGTCACGCTGTCCTGTTTCTAATACTTGCCAAAAGCGCTTTTTTTTACCTCTATGAGGTTCTGAACCTCAATCATTGCGCTCATAAAGTATTCGTCGTCGTCGCGAATTTCGTCGTCACCGCCGAGCCACAATTCATTGATGAGCATTCGCGCTGCATCATCGATGCCTGTGTCCTTGCCCATCACCATACGTGTGTAGTTGCTCAACGCCTTCGGTGTCAGCGGCATCAGAACGGCCACCTTGTCCTCCACAACAAGAATGTTGAGTTTGCGGCCCGGGAATTGAGCCTGGAGTTCGGCAAGTTTTTCCTTGCCGAACTTCTGCTCCGCCAATGCAATCACGGGGTTAACCGTGGATTTATCTTTCTTTTCCATAGGGCTGTCGTGTTAGAGGCTGATGGTTTTCTTCTGAATGTCCATACAGATGAACGGCAGCGGGCATTCGCGTTTCTTGTCGCCCTGTCCCAGTCCGTCGGTTGTCTCGGTGAAGCCCACACCAACGGCTACCCACGTTGTGATGGGGTCTTTAGCCAGTTTGCGTGCGCTAATAACAATCGAAAGCAACTCGTGCGGAACGTCCATAATGCTGTCGTAGCCCGCAGCCTGCGCAGCCTGCTCCAGACGGTCGAGTTCGTAGCCCCACAGTGTGATGCTGCCGCTGCACTCGATGTTGCCCGACTGAATGTCGATGGCGTGCTGTCCTGCTCCGTAGAGAGCCTCTTTCGAGGTGGTCTTTTTCAGTTCCCACGCGGTTATTCCGGTGATAATCTTGCCGGCCACCTTCACCTCGGTGTGGTGCCAGGCATATTCGCTCGATTTGATGTGTGTGTTCATATCTTACGTTTTTAGATGGTTGCTGCCAAACCGAGGTTAACTGTTATCCACGACAGATAGCCCAGCGGCATTATTTTCACTTCAACCGTCAGCGACGATGTGTTGATGACATCCTGGTCTAACGGTACGTTGACCGCAACGCGCGAGATTTGCTCGGCCATTGCGGCCTTGACAGCGTTCTCAAGCGTTGCCTCAATATCCTTCGCCTCGGTGGCATTGATGGAGCCGTCGGCTTCCATACGGATGCCAGTCTCGATGTATGGCTGGTAGGCTTCAACCGCAATGCGCTGCACCTTGTCGATGACACGGCCGTGCACCAAAATGCGGTAGTCGTCGGTGGAGCACATATTATCGACACCGAAGAAATAGCCCGCGCTACCAGGTCGGTGCATAAAGGTGATGAAGCCTGCGTCGTGCAGTGTCTCCATATCGGCGCGCTCCTCGTATTTGTCGGTGCCAATCCAAACCTGGTTGACAGACAATGCGCCGTTCTCGCCGCTACCCAGTTTGATGTGGGCGCCGTACTTGCAAGCCCTTGCCAGCGCAACAGTAACGGCAGCGCTGCCGTCGTTGGCGGTTCCGCCCAAAACAACACCGGCGAAGCCGTTGGTTGCTGTTTTTGGCGAGTAGGCGTTGGTCTTGGTGGCGTCGGCCACGCGGCCCTCAATCAGGAAGCGGACAGGCGTGTTGGCTGCCTGCATAGCCTCACCGACAGTCTTGCAAGCCGTTACGGCCGCCGACACGTCGCTGTCGAGGAAGGCAGAGCCTGCCGAGTAGTTGTCGGCTGGCTTGCGCGCAATGGCAACCAGATTGATTTCGCCACGGCCAAGGCGCAGCAGTTTGCTAACACCGTTTGCCTCCGATGCCGTCAGGGCTTGCGCCATAGTCATCGAGCGGGCCGTTCCGAACAGAATGAGACGCTGCTTGCCGCCCATCTCATTGTAGTATTCCTCAAGCAGCTTGTGAGCAAACGGCTCGGCTGCCAGCGTGTAGCCTTTCGACTCGGCGTCGGCAAGGTCGTACACTTCAACCTTTGCGGCAATCAGCGCTGCAGTTTCAACACTGACCATCAGTGCCGGAACGGCGTCGAGCACCGCTATCGACTGCAAAAGGTTGCCGTTGGTTACGTTTACATTTACTCCGGGAAACATAATTTTTGTCCTCCTTTATTCAGCCACGGCAAGCAGAGCCGCAAGCAGTGTTTCTTTTTTCACATTGTCCACTTTGAGACCGCGTTCTTTGACGGCTGCTTTCATCTCATCGTGCGACATATTCTCAATTTGTTCCTTGGTGAGCGGTTCTGCCATAGGGTTGTTCGCCCTTGCAAAGCCGTTGCGTGTGACTTTCACAACCTCACCCTTGCCGTATGCGAGCGCGTCGCTCTCGGTCAGGAACACACCGCCGCCCGACACGTAGGCTGTGTCAACGTTGGGGTAGCGGTCGAAAAAGTCTTTGAGTTTCTTTTTCATTGTCGTATCGTTTAACAGTTCAACGGCTCAATTTGAAAATCAACAGTCCGGCAAAGAACGCCCCCACAGCCGCACCAGTCAGGAACAGGCCGACGCAGCGCCGTCCGCTCCGTTTGGTTTGGTTTTTCGCCTGTTTAATTTCCGTTTTAGCGGCGCTTAAACGCTCTTTAAATCCGTAAACCTGCGTCTGCAAACTGTCGGCGTATGCCAAAACGGCCAGATAGACATCGCGCCTGACCTGTCCGTTGTCGTTCTTCAGAACCACATACTTGAACTTCGGCGCAACCGAAACCCTCTGCCCCTGCACTGTCTGCAACTCGGTCATCAGCACGTTGCCTGCCGAGTCGCACTCAAACAATGCTCTCATAAGAGCCGAGTCGGGGGCGAAACTGACAACAGTGTCAACCGTGAACCGCTCAACAAAGCACGTGTCGTGCAGTTGGCTGCTACTGGTCGATGCAGTCTTGCTGCCTTTGCAACTCTGACCGCACAGGGCAGTCGTGAGAATGAGGGCAGTCAGTAATGCGATTAATGGCGCGTGTAAGTCGTTCAAGAGCCTTGCGTAACGCATTGATTTCTTTTTTTAAGGGTTCGACAACGTAGTTCTTGTTGTTCTCAAGAATGGCCTGCATATAGGCGGCTTCAGCCTGTTTGGCCTCGGCGGCTGCGCGTTTGCGCGTTGACCGCAGCGTGGCCACGGTGGTTATGAAGCCAACCGACAGAAGCACGTTCAGAATTTCAGAAGCGTTCATAGTTTCTTGCCAGTGCATAGTCCGTTCAGAAAATCGAGTAAATCCGTCTGGCGGTCGCCTGGCTTGGCGGTGGCGAACTCGGCCCGCACATCGAAGCAAGGGCAGGCTTTGTTGGCGAACTCGTTGTGGCCGTGGACGGTCGCCGTCGGGAAATAGTCAAGGAAATGCGAGACAACCAGGCGCAGGCTTTTCCGCTGTGCTTCGGTGCGTGTGTCTTTGGGGTTGCCGTTGCGGTCGCACCCGCCAACATAGCAGATGCCAATCGAGCGGCTGTTGTGCCCTTTGCAGTGCGCACCCACCTCGTTCAGCGGTCGGCCAGCCTCCACCGTGCCGTCCAGATGAACTACATAATGGTAGCCAATGCCGTCGAATCCGCGCTGGCGGTGCCAGCTGTCGATTTCGGCAACCGTAACCTCGCGCCCTTCGGGTGTGGCCGTGCAGTGGATTATTATCTGGTCAATATTTCGCATTTTCAGTCAGAGTTTAGATTCAGAACTCGGGATTGGAAGCCGGGGTGAAAGGGTATAAAGCCCGACTCCCGAATCCTTCATTCCAATTAGTTTAGGCTGCTGTGTCCTGTGCCAGGATAACAACGCCCTTCTTGTCGTAGCGCATAAAAGAGCCACCGGCGCGAACCAGTGCGCTGATAATGTCGCCGTAATAAGTCGGGTCTTTCTCGGCTGCGAAGATTTCGACAGCACCCTGTGCGACAGACACGAACTTGTCGCTCCAGGCAATACCTGCGGCTTGGTCAGTTGCGGCTGCGCTTGATGCCAGCGATGTTCCGGCTGCAACGGTGCGCAGAACCTCGCTACGCATATAGAAGTCGAAGCCGTACAACTTGCCGACAATGCCGCGTGCGGTGTCAGCAGATGCCAGGAATGCGTTCGACTGAACGGCGCTCAAAGCGTCGAGCAACTCGCTGTACATCTCGTAGTCGAGCAAGAAGCAGCGGCCGTCTTGCGGCAGGTTGGCCTTGTCGAACTCTTTCTTCACGGCCACAATGTCGGCCAGCGTCAGTTTCTTGCGGTTGCCAGTCTGCGATGGCAGGTGGTGCGCAACTGCGGCGCCAGTGGTTTTCACCAAGGTGTAGCCATCGGGCACCCACGCCTTCAACACATCTTTGGCAACGGCCTCTTTCAAGGCTGCCTGTGTTGCACCCAAAATCGACGAGCGTTTGTCGTAAGACAACTCAACCTCCTCAATATTGGTGATGTGGATTGGTTCGGTTGTGAACTCGTTCAGATTATAGGTCAAGTCGTAGTCTTGACGGTTTCCCGCTTGTGCCGGATATTCCGAGCGGTTTTTAGTCACTGCGGGCGCGCTTCCAGCGTTTGGAACGTGCACCGTTTTGAAGTTGGCAAATGGGCTGTGGTTCAGCGCACGTGCCAGGAACGAATTGTCGGCGAACAAACCCTCGACAATTGCGCTCTCCCAAATCTCTTTGTTTAGTGCCATTTGAGTTGAGTTTTAAGGTTTTGTTTTAAGTTTTTTTGTTTTGTCGGTTAGACAATGTTTAGAGACTCGCCGTCCCACAACAGCGTGTAGAACTTGGTTGCGTTCTGCGCTCCGTTGAGTGTGGCGTAGGTGTTGGTTCCGTCGGCGTCTTTCAGCACCACGTTGTAGGCTGTGGCGCCCGACTTCGATTTCACATACAGTTTTGAGCCCACTGGCGCCTTGATGTCGAGTTTCAGTGTAGCGTTGGCCGCGAGGTCCGAGCCCGACAAGTCGATGAATGTTTCAGTGTTCACCACTTCAACCTTGGCCGCGTTGCTCGATAGCGTCACATCCGGCTTGTCGAAGTATGGAAACTGTGACTGTTTCTTCCCGGTTCCTTTACTCGGGGCTACAAACCCGAACGAACCGCCTTCTGAATTGAAATACCCTGCGTTTGGCATAGTTTTGAGTTTTTAAGTGTTGACTTTTAGAAGTTTCAAATCAACTCTGCACGAGGGGGATTGGCCCGGGGACCGCACCCCCTATCAGAGTCGGTTTGTCGTATGCCTCACGCTTTGGGCTCCACACCGAATTTTGCCTTGTAGAGCTCGGCAAAGCGTGCCGGGTCAGTTGACTTGAGTTCGGCGAGTTTGCCAGCACGGTCGAGTTCGTCCCACGACTTGCCATCAAACTGTCCCTCGTTTTTCAACTTGTCGCTGATGGTCGTCTGTGCCGGCATTGCCTCCAAAAGGGATTTCAACCCCTCGGCGTTGCCTTTGTAGTCGGCCTTGAGTTTGTCGGCTGTTGCCTGGTTGATTTTGTGGTCGGCCAAAGCCTTTTCCACAAGAGCTCTCACTTCCTCCGTTTCGGCCTTCTCTTTCAGATTGGCCAACTCGGTTTTTGAGTCTTTCAGTTCCTTCTCCAGCTTGTCAGCCTGTTCGGCTTTGGCTGCCAGTTCCCGAATGACATTCAATGCCTGCTCCGCTGTTGAGTCGGCAGCAAGGTTCGGCAGATTCAACTCGGCGAGTTTCTCCACCTCGATTGATACTTTGTTCATTGCTTTTGGATTTAGTTTATCAGTTAAGTCGAGAAGGACGTTGCCGCCTTCGTCGAATAGTTTGTTCTGCTGTGCAACGGCATTGTAGTTGCCTGGAATGTCAACAATGGAACACTCACGCGGGAACCACTTTGTGACAGTCGGCCCTGTCTGACCTTCGACTTTCAGTTCAGGCTCGTCGCTTATCTCAAGGGCAACAATGTGGCCTACCGAAGCGGCAGCGTAGAAACCGTCCATTATTTGTTGCGGAAGGTCGGGGAATCGTTTCTCATCTACCACGGGCTTGCCATACAGCGCCCCGTCGCGAATAACAAGGTCCTCCCACTTGACGGCGACGCCCAGTTCGCGGTCGTGCATAAAGAAACCGATGGGCGGCTCGAAGCGTTCGAGTTGGAGCCCTGTAGTCAGCAGACGGTAGCCGTAGCAGTTCACCGTCTCGTCAGTTAACAGAAATTCTTTGTCAACTTTTTTCATCGTCAAATTTTCGTTTCGTCTTCGGG